TGTTCTAATTGGTGTTGTATTTACATTCAATCCAGGTAGCTGTACAGCTTCACAGAATAGCATCATCTTTCTGTATTGATTAGTATTATAAGATGTTCCTGGAAGAGCCATCTCAACCGTATAACGATTTGATCTTGCTAAACCAGATTCACCGATCTGTGATACAAAATTTGATATTTTCATATACTAGCCTGAGAGTCTTTCCATACATTTTGTTTTGAGGTTTTCGCAAATCGTTCTACTGGTAACATCATGGCTGTCGCCCAGTCGTTGGAATCAATTTTCTTAAACGATGTTTTAACATGTGGCAATAGATAGTGTTTGATACAAGGTTCCGCTAATTTAAACTTAGATACACCTGCGATCAATTCCCATGAGTATCTTATTCTAGTAGTAGCATCCATTTTATCATTATTCTTGAATACCATCAAACGATCTAACAGACGAATACGTAATTGATAAGGAAGATAGTGCATATTTAAACCCATGAACCCACCAGGAACTGCTGCGTATGGAAATACTAAAGGAAACTTATCATAGTACGGTAGGGTTTCCTTTAGTTTTGGATCATATCCAAACATGTAAAGATTCCCAGGAATAACACGTGCTTTCAAATTACCATTATTCTCACGCATTAATCGTTGTGGTGTGATCCTCTGCTTATCGAGAAGCAGTACTTGTTGAGAGAACCACCCACGAGATTTTGTTAATGCAGTTTTGAGATCGTATTTATTACGCTCAAAAATGTCATTCATGGAAGGGTTTTTAGGTTGAGTAGCCATTTAATTATTTAGGTCATTTAATACCAAGTTCATGCTCGGTGATAATCTTAAATTCCCATCCACGATCTTTTGCATACTCAGTGGCAGCTTTCCACTTAGCTTGATTTTTAATAAAGGTCATTGATTCTGTTAGATAACGCTGAGTCTGACGACCTGGATATACTGGTGGAATAGTTTGAGCAGCTGGTTTTACCTCTACGAGATAGGTTCTAAGCAAACCTTCTTTGTTCTTAATTTGAATCTGAAAGTCCACGAAATAACGATGAATCTTATCATCGGTTGGGCAGCGATACGGTACGACTGTTTCTTCAGATTTCCACTTAACGACCGATGGGTTTTTATCACACCATGAGGCGAATTTAGTCTCCCAGGAACTACGCATGATTATACACGTAGGATCACCTGAGTATTTTTCTGGAAATGCAGGTACGAATCGTCTTTTATGGAACATAAATATTGTAAAGAATAAATAACCACTTTTATTTAGACGTAAGTAATGCGCCTAAATAATAATGTAAGCCACCCAAAATAGAGAACTTATGGCAGAAACAAACGAAAAACCTACCGCACCCCAATTCGAAACTACCAAAGCGCAGAAATTCAATGCTAAAGAATTTGCAATTGGTGGAATGTCGTATCCGAGTGACTTGTTTAGTAACCAACGTGTTTATGGTGGAAACTACGTACTTTTCAATATTAATGTAAGTGATGATTCTAGATTATTAAAATCTGGTTCTGCCACGGCAGTTCAAAATCAACCAACACGTGATCAGCGTGGAGCATTAATTGGTAGTAAAATTACGAGTGGTGAAGGTGTTCTTGCCGCAGCAGAAATTGGTGCTCTTGGTGGTGGGTTGTTGAGTGGAAACTTTGACGGAACTGCTGTTGGTGCATTACTTGGGCTAGGTGCTGGTGTAATTGTAACTGATGCAACTGGTGGTGATTTATCACGACAACAGAAACGAATTACTGCTGGAATCATGCTTCATGTACCAAATCAGTTGAATATAAATTATAGTATGGAATGGTCTAGTGAAGAAACCTTTGCTTTTCAAGCAGCAGCCATAGCCAATAGAGAAATAGGTAAAGCAGTTGAAGGTGGAGAGAATGCAGCAAAGTCAATTGCAAAAGATATTGCGTTAAATCTTGCGCTATCAAAGACACCTATTAGTGGTGCTCTTTCTGCAGCTTCTGGTATGGCAGCAAACCCCATGAAGGAACAGGTATTTAAAAATGTAAACTTTAGAAAATTTACATTTGATTATACTTTTGCACCTCGTACTGCTGCTGAAGCAAGAACTGTTAATAAAATTATAAACACATTTAAACTCCACATGCACCCAGAGTTTAAAGATACTTCAAACTTTGTCTTTATCTATCCATCTGAATTTGACATATCATATTATTCTGGTGGTACTGAGAATTTTAATTTACATCGCCATCCATCTTGCGTACTTGAAAGTATGAATATAAATTATACTCCAAATGGTGCATTCAATACCTTCGAGGGTGGAATGCCAACTCAAATTAATGTCACCTTGTCGTTCATAGAATTGGCAATCTTGACTAAAGCACAAATAGCGAATAATTACTAATGAGTTACTTTAACAATCTCCCAGAAATATATTACAACTTCATGGTGAATGGAGACGATAAACTTTTCATCGTCCGAGATATCACTGCGAATGTAAGACCATTAAAAAACACTCTCGATAATATAACATTGTATGATCTCTATGATATTATTGATGGTGAGACTCCAGAAATTATATCAAACAAATTTTATGGTTCGCCCAAATATCATTGGGCAATAATGATGGCAAACCAGCGTTATGATTATTTAAATGATTTTCCATTACCTTATGACAGATTAGTTCAATATGGTATTGACAAATATGGCGAAGGTAACATTTATGACACACACCATTACGAGGATGAAAATGGGTTTGTTGTAAATAGTGATTATCCATCAGCAACTCCGATAGATAATATTACATATGAAGAAAGAATTAATGAATCGAAACGAACTATTAAATTAGTTTCCCTTCAGATTATACAACAAATGACTTCTGAATTTGAAAGATTGATGGCATAATTATGTTTGATTTTCTTGGTACTGCATCAAAGGGATTTAGTTCTGATAAAATCAGACAGGCTGGAGACATTAATGTTGGGAGAATTGAAATAAAATCTCTTGCAAATGGTAAGACATTTAACGTAACAAATCAATTACTAACCATTCAAATATATGAAGATCTATTTGCGCCATTCATGTCTGGCTCTTTAATCTTTAGCGAATCACTTGACTTTGTTGCTAACTTTCCTTTCATTGGAGAAGAAGTAGTAACTATTAGGATTTTCACTCCTGGATTCGACAAGTCACAACCAGCTGATGTGATAAATGCAAGATTTTATATCTACAAAATATCTGATCGTGAGAAGTTAGCAGATAGAAATGTAGTTTATCAACTACACTTTATTGCTGTTGAAGCGGTAACTGATCTGAATACAAAAATTTCAAAAGCATTTGAAGGAAACATTCGTGAGATAGTACCGCAAATTGTTGGTACATGGTTACAAGGTCCACAGCAAGATTTTAAGAAAAATGTAAAATGTACTTTAGTTGCAAATAAAACAAAATACGTTTCTAACTACTGGTCGCCAATTAAAAATATAAATTACCTTGCTGATCGTGCTCTTGATAGTAAAGGTAATCCAACATATATCTTTTTTGAAAATAGATATGGGTTTAATTTTATTTCGTTAGATGAACTAAATGTAAACGGCAATAATGGACCAAAAATGATTTTTTTAAATAATCAAGTGCAGGATGATATAAAACCTGGTGGTGGATCTAGTAGAAATATATTAAAACAATACCAATCTATTAAAGAGTTTGAGATTGTGTCTAGTCAAAACTACATGGACAATGTTATGAGTGGAGCCTATGGTTCTACGATAATGTTTTTTGATATTACTAAAAAGAAATTTAAAAGAATTACATATCAACCGAGTTCTAAGTTTAATCCTAAAGAAACTCATTTAAACCCAACTGCATTGTTTACATCTAAGTTGATTGCAACAAATAAAGGAGTTATGTTTAATGATGTTGTGCATTCAAAGATGTTTGGGGATGAGTGGGATGATGTTACTAGCGTAACTATGAGACTAGAACGTATGTCTAGATTGAAGATGGCAGAAGCATTTAAGATTAATATTGTAGTTGCGGGGAGGACTGATTATACTGTTGGCGATAAAGTTAGGGTAAAAAGTTATAAGAATGCACCTATACAAAAATCTGACAGTGATACTGATAGTTTAGATAACACTATATCTGGATTTTATTTAATAGCTACTATTAATCATGTGATTGATAGAAAACATCATGAGTGCCATATGCAATTAATCAAAGATTCTTATCATGGGTTAAGCAATGTTTAAAAAGTTTTATACTGGATGCGTAGAGGACAGAGATGATCCTTTAAAAGTAGGACGTTGTAAAGTTCGTGTTGTTGGTCTTCATACTGAAGATAAAACTGAACTTCCAACGAAAGATCTGCCATGGGCTCAACCTGTATTACCCATCACTGAAGCTGGCTCTTCTGGTGTTGGTAGTTCACCAGTTGGACCAGTTCCTGGTACATGGGTATTAATTTTCTTCATGGATGTAGACGAGCAGATTCCAATTATGATGGGAACTCTTACGGGAGTTTCTCAAAAAGAAGATGCCTTTGACGGTGGTAATGTACAAACTCCGCTAGTTGTTAATAATTATCAATTTAGGGGAGAACCAGAAAGAGCAGCCAATGCTCCACCTCCACCGACAGTCTCATCTGGTGGTTCAGTTGGATCAGATAAATTACCACCTGGCAAAGTTGTAAGCACAGAAAATGTTATTGGTCCACTTGCTAAACTTATTAAGAGTGGTGAGACAGTTGCGGGTAGTTATGATACCTTTACAAAATCTTCAAATGGTCCACAAGGAACTTCTTCTGTAGCAACTGGTAGTGGTAATGTCAAATTGTCTAAGATGACAATTAAAGACATCATGGAAAAACAATCAATGCCAGCTGGAAGTCCAGATAAACTTTCTTCAGTTGGTAAGTATCAAATCGATCCAGTAACTTTAAAGAATGCGATTCAAGCACTTAACATAGATGTAAATCAAACATTCAGTGAGTCAACACAGGATCTTATTTGTCAAGAATATATTGTTGCTCGTAAACGTCCGAAGCTATTTGCGTATTTTAAAACTGCTTCTAAAACTGATGAAAAGTTATTAAAAGATGCTGGTGAAGCACTTGCAGCAGAATTTCCTACATATGAAGATCCATACAATCCTGGATTCCCATATGGTGGTGAGAAAGGTAACTACTATAAAGCTGGACATAGAGTTGCCACTAAATTCGATACTGTTAAAGAAAACCTATTACAAGAATGGGAATTTCGAAACGACGCAAACAATCCTTCACCAACAGTAGCAATTGCGGGTGGCGATAAAGTTGAAAAGGGATCTGATTTTTCTGGTGTAAGAAAATCACTACCACCAGATGATTCAACCACAACTCCTCCAGAATCTTCCACTGCAGCTGGAACTAATATTCCAAATGAATTTCCAAATCCAGATATTCTTGGTGGTTTGGATATCTTAGGTGCTGGTAATCTAACAAACTTTGCTGATCTTGGTAATGCATTTAACGCAGCTGCACTAACTGCTGCTGGTGATTTAAATAATCTCGGATTGGGCGATCTTGGTAAACTTGGTGATCTTGGATCAGCAATTGGTGAGTTAGGTATTTCTGGTCTTGGTAATTTAGATGCATCTTTACTATCATCAATAACTGCCACTCAAACTGAATTTGCAAATTTAGCAAAGCAAGTTAATTTAGATGGTGATATTAATAAGGTTCTAACAAGTGTAACTGGAACTGCCACCAGTACTCTTACTAGTTATGGCAATAACCTAAATGATATATCATCAAATCTTGGTATTGATAATCCATCTGGTACTGTTAGTGGATTAGTTGCTAATCTAGGATTATCTTCAGCTGATCCTAGATTGCTGGTAAAAGAAATGGAGAAAATTGCTGGTTCCACTGCTGGACAAGCAAAAGCATTATTAGTAAAACTACAAGGTGAACCATCTAAACCACAAGCAGTTCCCATGGGAGAACGCAGACCAGATGGAACTATTAGTAATGGTAGTTTAGTTGATCCAACTAAAGGATTCCAAGATCCAAATGGTGTATATCCAAAGTATCAAGAAGAGCAAGACACAAACCGACTTGCTTCTGGTAATAATCTTGGAAGAACAATTGTTACTGAAAAACAAGCTGATTTAAAATCTGGAATAAGAATAGCAAATGGTGGAACTTGGAATTCACCACCAGTTCCTTATGCTGCTGTCTATCCTTATAACCATGTAAAACAGTATGAGTGTGGACATGTACTGGAGTTTGATAATACTCCAGAAGCTGAGCGTATTAATATCCACCACAAAGCTGGCACATTCATTGAGATAGATGCTTCAGGAACTCAAGTCAACAGAATCATGGGTGATGGATATGAAATTATTGATCGTAATGGTTTTATCTATATTAAAGGTGCATGCAATTTAACAGTTGATGGCGCATTAAATGTTCGTACAGATAACGTCTTTAATCTTGAAGTTTCTGGCGCAATGAATATCAATGTATATAATGACGCTAACATTAATGTAAGTGGTTCAACTAATATGGCTATTGGTGGTGAGTTTAATCTTAAAGCAAATAAGATTAACATGGAATCTGCTGGGCAGTTTAACCTTATATCTAAAACTGGTTTCAACATGGAATCTGGTGCAGATCTTCACATTAAGAGTGATGGCACAGCGTTTGTTCAAACTGAAGGTAACATTAATAATAAAACTAAGGGTGGTGTATTTATTGAAAGTGGTACTGATACAAACATCAAATCTGGTGGCTTGTTGAATATGCAAAGTGAAGATATTTTTAATATCAAATCCGATAAACTATTGAACATTGAAAGTACTGATAATTTAAATCTTAAAACTGCTGGTGATGGTTCGTTTGGTTCAACTGGTCCATTAAGTATCAATTCTAGTGCAGCTGTTGCAATTGATGGTACTGCAATTCAATTAAATAACGGCGACTCTACTGCTCCAGGATCTGCAACTGCAGCTAAAGAAGCTAAACCAGCCAGAACTGCGGTTAGAACTGATTTAGAATTACCAATTGAAACACGTGGAACTTCTGGTGTTTCTCAGGTAGCATCTGCTCCAGTGGTAACTCGTGGTTCTGAAGTTGCTTTTGAGTCACCAGAGAAAACTCCAGGTTCTGATTTAGCCGCATATAAAGCAGATAGAGTTGCTCAGAATCAAACATCAAAATCTGGAGACGCTGCAACTACTTTTGCTAAAGACACAGTTAAACCAACTGCTAAATCTGCAGCAACTGGAAAAGAATCTGATGTTAGCGCAATATTAAATATGTCCCCAGATGCATTTAATGCTGGTATGAGATTATCCAAGAACTTTACTCTTGGTGATTTAACTAAAGGTGGTGTTCGCATCCCAAGAAGATCATATCAAATGGCTACTGGTGAAATGTTAGCACCACAAGATATTGTTGCTAATATGAAGCGTCTATGTGATAACGTACTTGAACCAATTTGTGAATTATATGGAAGAGATTCTTTTATAATTACTAGTGGATTTAGAAGACCATCAACTGGTCCAAATGATGGTGGTGACTTGAATATTAAGAAAGCTGATGGTAGTTATCAGAAAGAAGGTGGTGATCATCCTACTGGACGTGCTGCTGATATTTCTTTCAAAGGTGGTAAAGCGGATACCTTTAAGAAAGCAGGTGAGATTGTTAAGAAGTTAGGTTCATGGCATCAGATTATCATGGAATATGATGGTGGTGGTTCTCAATTCTGGATTCACTGCTCATACAGACAAACAGGAAATCAGGGAATGATGTTTACAATGAATAACCATCAAACTATTGCTGGAACTTATCCTAAAAATGGATTTGTATTGGTATAATGGCCATCAGAATAACTAAATCAAACCAGTCAGGATTTTCTTCAGTTCCTGGAGATGAAACTAATGAGGTAGAAGATTTAAATAACTATCTTCCAACGGTATTGGAAGAAACTACATTTTCCATTGATTTAACTTTTGATGGTAAGTATTCTGATGGTGTTAGTGGATTTACTTATCTACCAGCAACAAATAATACTTCATCATTTGGATGGAGTGCAATTGGGTTGACTTATACTAAAATTAGTGCCAGCGTTGCTCGCATATCTGGTCCAATAACAAGTCCTTTTACTAATCAATATTATAGATTCGTTCTTCCAGATTTAAGTTTACAAGTTTTACCGAAAGATACCACTACACCATTCTTTTCATTGGAGAAGTATCAAATGCCTTCTCCAGTTAGCTTAATGAAAACATATACGTTTAATGTAACAATACCAGCAGATCCAATACTTGGAGGATCTTCAACAACTGAAACTATTAGTTTATACCAATGGGTTCATTGGTCTTACTCTACTGCAGTGGCAGCTATTGCTTCTGCAAGATCAATAGGATTAAAATAATGCCTTCCGTATCTAGAGCAGGTGATACAGTATTGTCCCCAGATGGAACTGGATATCAATGCGGTGCACCCATGGAAACTAGTGTTGGTGAAGTTAATAGTAATAATGTTTATGCAAATGGTATTCTTATCGTAGTTCAGGGAAATGTGGTATCTCCACATCCAAAAGGTGGATGTTCCACCGATACTTCAACTTTATCTTCGTTTTCAGCAACAGTTAGTATAGGTGGTAAGGGTGTTGGTAGGATAGGAGATAGTTACGGAAATAACGTGATTACTCAGGGATCCGCAAACGTATTTGCAGCATAATTACTAAATAATAATATGGCACACAATTCCCGAACATTCACTGATATAGATTTAAATTTTCTGGCTCATCCTGTCACCAAAGATGTGACAGTTAAGACTAATGAGCAAGCTATTAAATCCTCAATCCGAAATTTGATTTTAACATCAAATTACGAAAAACCATTTCATCCAGAGATCGGTTCTCAGATAAATTCACTCTTGTTTGAGCCAGCTACTCCCATGCTGCCTATTATGCTTAAGAAAGCAATAGAATTTACAATTTACAACTTTGAACCAAGAGTTAATCTTACGAACGTGAGTACAATTTTATCTGAAGATGAAAACTCTATTAACGTAAGTATAGAGTTTGTAATAATTAATACGAGTACCCCAGTGGGACTTGATCTAATACTTTATAGAACGAGATAAGATATGGCTATCGACAGCAAAAGAATTCAGGTCAGCGAATTAGATTTTGACCAAATTAAAGGTAATCTAAAGAATTTCTTAAAGGGTCAGAATCAGTTTTCTGATTACGACTTTGAGGGTTCAGGATTATCAGTTCTTCTAGATGTTCTTGCATACAATACGCACTATAATGCATTGTACACAAACCTAGCTGTAAACGAAATGTTTTTGGATTCAGCAAGTAAACGTGCAAGCGTAGTTTCTATTGCAAAGACATTAGGATATACTCCTTCTTCAGTTAGATCTGCCAGAGCCAAGATTAATATGGCGGTAACTAATCCAAACCAAAGTCCAGCTACACTAACACTCCCCAAGAATAGCCCATTCAGTACAATTATTTCTGGTTCTAATTACACCTTCTATACGCTATCTGAATATACAATTATTCCTGTAAGTGGCAACTACACTTTTACAAATGTGGAATTGATTGAAGGGAGACCTCTATCATTTAAATATACGGTTGCCACTGGTCAGCAGTATATCGTACCAAATCAATTCGCTGATATTTCAACACTAACTGTTCGTGTACAAGAATCTGCAATATCAGATACATTTACCACATTCACAGCAGCAACTTCTATAGTTCAATTGGCATCAGATAGTAATGTTTTCTTCATTAAAGAAATTGATGGAGGATTGTATGAAATTGTATTTGGTGATTCAATTATATCAAGTGGTCTAACAAATGGTAATATTGTTCACTTAGATTATTTTGTTTCTGGCGGAATTGTTGGTAATGGCGCACGTCAATTTACCTACAATGGCATTTCATTGATTGGTGGAAGTCCATTGATAACTACACTTGATATTGGTGCTGGTGGAGTTGACATTGAAACTATTGATAGTATTAAGTATAATGCTCCAAGATTATATGCTGCACAAAATAGAGCAGTAACTCCAGATGATTACAAAGCATTAATTTATGCTGCGTATAATTATATTCAGTCAGTTTCTGTTTGGGGTGGAGAAGATAATACACCTCCAGTTTACGGTAAAACATTTATTTGCGCAAAACCATATAATGCAAATAAACTAACTCAACAACAAAAAACTGATATCTTAACAACATTACTTGCATCTAGAAGTGTAGTATCTATTACACCAGAGATTGTTGATCCAGACTTTATCAATATTGCGTTAGACGTAACAGTTTACTTCAATGATAGAAAAACTATTAAGACTGCATCTGAGATTGCATCAATCGTAACTACTACTATTTTAAATTATGATGATTCTAAACTTCAAAGATTCGATGGAGTATTCCGCTTCTCTGAACTTAGTCGTTTAATTGATACTGCAGAACAAGCAATTGTAAGTAACATAACAACTGTATTGATGCGTAGAAAAGTATCACCACGTTATAATGTTTCTGCTGAGTATACATTGAACATGATTAACCCAATTTTATCTTCTGGTGTTGCAGAAGAAGCTGTATCATCAACAGGGTTTTATGTTATTGGTAGTGAAGAGATACATTATCTTGAAGATGATGGTTTGGGTAATGTTAGACTTTTTTATAATGTTGCATCTAATAGTGCATCTGGAAGCACAAAATTTATTGTGAATCCAACAATCGGAACTGTTGACTACGCCAATGGTTTGTTAAATATTAAGAACTTGAATATTACTGGGTTAGCAGATATTGATTGGGAAATTACTTTCAAACCACAATCAAACGATATCGTTTCTGCTTATACTCAAATTGCTGAAATTGCACGTGATCACTTAACTGTGTTGGCAATTGCGGATAAAACTGCAAATGGTGATCTGCGTGGTGGAAAGAATTATACATTTACTTCTAGCAGAAATTAATGATTACCCGTCCAAAGATCTCATCAGTTCTTCCTTCTCAGGTTCCTGAGTTTGTAAGGGAAGACTATAGCACATTCATTGATTTCATAAAAGCATATTATGAGTTTTTGGATCAGAATTATGACCCACAATTTACAACTCTAAGAGATTTAGATAGCACTCTAGACTCATTTATACAATATTTTAAAAATGAGTTGGCGCACAACATTCCTTATACGGTTGTTAATGAAAGATTCTTATTAAGTAAAATCAAAGATCAGTACCTAGCAAAAGGTTCTGAAGCATCTTTCAAACTTCTTTTTAAAATCTTATTCAATAAAGAAGTTGTAGTTGATTATCCATCAAGACAAATTCTACGTGCATCTGATGGTAAGTGGAATCAAGACGTTTCTGTATTCGTATATGTTAATGCTGGTGATCCAGAAGATATTGTTGGTAAAATTGTTGATGTTGTTACTGCAACAAAGATTCTTCGCATTCAGGTTGATAAAAGACAGTATGTTGAAATTGAAGTAGAGAATTCAGTTCAAATTTCTGAAAATATTTACGAATTGTTTATTGATCGTAGATTCTTTGGTAATATTACCATTGGTGATAAACTTCGTTATAGTAACATATTTGATGCCACGGTATTGGCAACTACATCAAAGGTTGAGATTCAACGTGCTGGTAAGAAGTTTAAAGTTGGTGAATTGTATGAAGTTAGAAATGGACTGGGTGTTGGTTCGGTATTAAAGGTTACTCGTGTAAATGAAACTGGTGGTATTGAATCACTTGATTTTGTTAAATATGGTATTGGATATACAACAGACTTTACTGCAACATTATTACCGTATGGTGGTGTTTCTGCAACAAGTGCTGGTTCCACTGGTTTAGTTATTTCTGGTTCATCTCCAAGCACTGCAATTGCATTCTCAGAAACTTTAAATGGTTTCTTTGAGCAAGGTACTATCAATACTACAAACTATAACGTAACATCATATTGGGATGGTACTTATGTAGGTGAAACTGTTCGTGAATTCTTTGTTGATAACAAATATACAATTTTAGATGCAGATGAACCTGCAGTTATTAAAGTTACGCTAAACTCTTTGGCGAAATATCCAGGATACTATACAACGAATGATGGCTTCTTAGATGACGCTATCTTTATTCAAGACAGTCGTTACTATCAGGCATTTGCGTATGTTCTTAAGATTGATGAGCGTCTAGATACTTACCGTTCTGCAGTTAAAACATTATTGCATCCAGCTGGTATGGCACTGTTTGGTGAGTTTGATATTCGAAACGAATTTGACACTGGCACTTTATTAGAATTTGCATTAAAGTATTTGATACTTGCGCAGCAAGATGAAGTTCAAACTGATGCTGTTATTTCTACAAAGGGTGTTTCTAAAGCCATTGCTACTCACTTTTTAAATAATGGAGTAACAGCTGATAGTAATACTGTTACAATGAGTTCTGAGACTGGGACATTATCAACAAGAACAGTACCATTTCTAGTTACCACAAAGGCTATTGCTACACATTATTTAAATGATGGTGTTACTGCAGATACTAGTTCAGTAACAATGAGTTCTGAAACTGGAACTAATAGTACAAGAACTGTACCTTATGCTGATATATCTAAACCATTGGCAACTCACTTTTTAAACGATGGTACTACGGCAGATACTAGTTCGGCTACTCCTTCAGAAGCAACAATATCTTATGGTTATAGTTCATTAACTAGAAATGGTATTAGTGTATTAACTAACACTAAGATACTAAACTCTCAAGTATATAATCATTATTTGTATGATGGGGTAACATTAGATAGTGACTTATTTACGTTAAGTGATACAACAGGATCTAACAGCACAAGAACAGTACCTTATGCTGAAATAGAAAAACCATTGGCAACTCACTTGTTAAATGATGGTGTTACTGCAGATACTAGTTCAGTTACAATGAGTTCTGAAACTGGTATTAACAGCACAAGAACTGTTCCCTTTGTTGTCCTAAATAAATCATTGGCTACCCATTATTTAAATGATGGGACAACAGCAGATACGAGTTCAGTTACAGCAACTGGTAGTGGTGGTGGGATTTGGTTAAATTCATATAATGACCCATATCCAATTAGCAGTTCATATTTTGCAAATGATAGTGGAAACTACATAGTAGGCGAATCCACTTTCACGGGATAATTAATAAAAGGAGAATTTTATGAATTTACAAGAAAATTTAGGAATCACAGGCGAGTTAACTATTTCTGTATTTGACAGAAATGGCAATTTAAAAGAAGCAAGAAAACATAGTAACTTAGTTGTTACAGCTGGTAAGACCTATATTGCTGCTCGTATGGCTGGTACTGCACAGTCAGTAATGAATACTATGGGAATCGGTACTGGTACTGGTACTCCAGCAGTTGGTGATACCGCATTGGGAACATCAGCTGGTCGTGTTGCTACTAGTTCATTCACTGCTACTACCAATACTGTTACTGCAACAGCAACTTTCCCAGCTGGTACTGGTACTGGTGCTATTACTGAAGCTGGCATTTTTAATCCAACTACTGCAGGTGGTTCTGATGGAACAAACTCAATGCTATGCCGAACAACTTTCCCAGTTGTTAATAAAGCAGCAGGTGACTCTATCGCAATCACTTGGGTAATTACAGTAAGTTAATTTTTCGGATAAAACATGGCGACATCATCTTCTTTAATGAAGACCACTCTGCATAATTCTATTGCAGATGGTCTATACAATGAGATTACATCTAGATACGCAAGATACTATTATTTCTTGGGTAGAACTCTTACATGGGAAGCTGAATTAACCCCGCCAACACCGATTGATAGTTTTGCTTACGAATTACAAACTCGTAATGAAATTATCACAGCAAAAGAAATTAAACCAACTGACGTTGCTTACGTTGTTTTAAGACATGACTGGGTTAATGGAACTACCTATGACCAATTTGATGATCAATACTCTACTGAGGTTCAGGGTATTAATTTAACATCTGGTGGTTATAGCTATGGTTCAGCACCCAATGTTTATATTGGTTCTAAGGGTGCGGTTACTTGGGCTGCTAGTACATCATATACCTATGGTCAAATGCTTAAGGTTGCGGTATCAGCAACTGTTCAAAGAACTTATCTTGTAACAAATACTGGTGTTTCTGGAACCACTGCACCAACTCATACTACGGGTACTGTTTTAAATGGTACTGGAACTTTAATGTTGCAGTACTTTGCGCATAATGATGCCAATGGTAGTGGAGCAACAGCAGAAACAACTGTTTTAGATGGACAGGTTATTGATATTGAATTAACTGCTCGTGGTACTGGATATACATCACAACCAACTGTTGTTATTATTGGCGGCAATGGAGCAACAGCTGCTGCAAATGCGATTGTTACAGTTGCTCCATCTGGAGCGCAGAAATTAGAAAATGCAGTTTTTTACGTAGTTACTGATGAGTTTAATGTATATCAATGTTTAGATAATAACAATGGTGGTTCATCTACAGTTAAACCAACAGGAACATCTTATGATGCAACTGAAACTACTGATGGATATGTTTGGAAATTTCTTTATAATATTCCAATTGCTTTAAGAAATAAATTCTTAACTGATGTATACATGCCAGTTGTTACTGCTCTTCGTGATCAATTTTATTCTGCAGGTACGTTGAAAACAGTTCGTTTAGATCAAACTGGTTCTGGATATACTTCTGGTTCAATTCTTGTTCAGGGTGATGGTTTTGCTACTGGTGAAGAACTTTATCTAACAAATAAAACGATATCAAATGGTGGTTCTGGGTATACTTCTGCCACTGTTAGTATTTCACCACCATTTGATGGAGTTTCTACTTGGTCTGCTGCCAGTACTGCATTAGTGAATCAAAAATTAACATATCAAAATAATATATACCGTGTTGCAGTTGGTGGCATAACTGGATCCAGTGGACCAGTTCATCGTCATAATACTGTTAAAAATGGAACTGCTGCCCTTGAGTATGTTGGTACTACAGCAACAGCTGAGGCTGTTATTACTAACAGCACAGTTACTGTTGGTTCTTTCACTATTGGTAAAATATATACAATAGCCAGTATGGGTACTACTACTAGCACTCAGTGGAATACCATTGCTGGAACCAGTGCAATAACTTATACTGTTGGTAGTGTATTTACTGCTGCACTTGCTGGAACTGGATTAGGTAATGGTACTGCTACATTTAAAACCATTACAGATTTAACATTGTATGGAATGATAAACAAAATTCAAGTGCTTGGTGGTGGTTCTGGATATACTTCTCCTCCTGTTGTTAATTTTAGTGGCGGTAGTGGAACTAGCGCAGCAGCTGTTGCTGTTTTACAGAATGGATCAATTATACGTGTTGTTGTAACAGATCCAGGATATGATTACACATCTGCACCAACTATTACCTTTGGTACACTTTGGACTGGATTAACTTCACTAACAAACATTGGTGATCAGATCTTTTTCTCAAATCGTTTATACACTGTGGCCAGCACGGGTTTCACAGGTTCTGTTGCACCTATCCATGTTTCTGGAACTGCAACAAATTCTCCAGCTTTTGCAGCATCAACTGCATTAACTTTAAATAGTACTGTTTTTGTTTCGAATAGATTATATAAAGTTACAACTGCTGGTACTACACATGCTTCTACAATTCCTTCACATACTACCGGAACTGTGACAAATGGAACTGCAGCATTATTATATCTTGGTGTACCTGCAACATTAACATATGCTGGAACACAGGCTACTGCATCCACTTCTCTTAAATATGGTGCTGGTTATTCTGCATATCCTACTATTACGATTTCATCTCTTTCTGGAACTGGTGCTGCGATTAATTTCACTGGGGTTAAAACTGAAGCTAGTTTAATTCCAATTTTTGCAGCAGATACGCTTGGTCAACAATGGCAGTCTAGTACTGTATATACTGCAGGATTAAATGTTTGGTATAGTAATAGATTATATACTGTTACGACTGCTGGTACAAGTGGAACTACTGCGCCTTCTCATACTTCTGGTACTCTTTCAAATGGTACAACTAAATTATACTTTGAAGGATTATTTGGTGAACTGGTTGGAGTTCAGGTAGATGATCCAGGTGTTGGGTATACATATGCAAACTTAACTGTAACTGGTGATGGTTCTGGCGCAGAGGTTACTGCAGACTTATCTCCAGGTGATGTTAATACTCTACAAGCAAATATTGAATTACTTACTGTAGATGGAAGAATAATAAATTGTCCAGTTATTTCTGGTGGGTTTGGTTATGGGACAGCGACTATAACTATTACTGGTGATGGTACTGGTGCCACAGCAACAGCTGTTATCAGCAATGGTTCTGTTCAGAAAATAAATATGACCAATTATGGTTCTGGTTATCGCTACGCAAATGTTTTGATTACTGGTGCTGGATATGGTGCCAAAGCCAGAGCAATTATTGGCACATATGGTGGGTTTGGTAAAGAAGCACTTAATAATTTGTATGCAAGAACATTGATGTTTTACAGCAATGTTTCCAGAGATAGAAATCAAGGATTTGATGTTAATAATGATTACCGTCAACTTGGTATTATTAAATCTCCACGTCAATATGGAAATACTAATCCACTAACTTCAGTTCTTGCTTCAGGATGCTGGGTAATTGGTGGTATTGCAAATATAGCACTATTTCCAGTAGATTCTACTATTACAGATGACGCAGATAATAGATTTAGAATTGTTACAAATACAGGTTCAGCATTACTCGTACAATCAATTGATAATGCACAAATTGTTGCTGGTGTAAATTTCTCTAATACTGCTGGAGATTTGTTTACCGTGTCTTCAGTCACTCCACCAACAATAGATAAATATTCAGGTGACTTGTTGTTTATTGATAACAAGCAAGCATTCACCCCAACTGCAGATGAGACAGTTACCCTTAGAACTGTTATTAAGTTCTAATAAATAATAGAGATTACTTACAGGACAGAGTTCACAATGCTAGATTTTAATACAGAACCATATAATGATGACTTTGACGAGAATAATAAATTCCATAGAATTTTATTTCGTCCTAGTTATGCTGTTCAAGCTAGAGAATTAACTCAGCTTCAATCAATCCTGCAGAATCAAATCAAGCGTCATGGAGACCATGTATTCAAACAGGGTGCAATGATTATCCCTGGACAAATCTCTCTTGATAGAAAACTCAGTTATGTAAAACTAGAAGCATTTAACAGTGCTGGCGACGTTACTGAAACATTTATTGCAGGACTAGCAGGTAAGACTTTAATTGGTGCTAGTGGATTAACTGCCCAAATTGTGGCAATAACAAATGCTGACGGCACAGATCCAACTACATTATACGTTCGCTATACTTCAAGCGCAGATGATACTACAACAAAGGTATTTGTTGGTAGTGAAGTTTTAACTACATCAGATGATGAATATACAGTAACTGTTTTAGCTTCTAGTGCTACTGGTACTGGTTCAGCTGCAACTATTGAGCGTGGTGTTTATTATGTAAATGGATTCTTCGTTCTGTGTGATGCTCAAACAATCGTTCTTGACAAATATACAAACACACCTTCATATAGAGTTGGTTTAAATATTGATGAGCAGAAAGTTACACCAGAAGATACTGGTTACGAATCACTACTAGATAATGCACAGAACAGCTATAACTACGCTGCTCCAGGTGCACATCGTTACTTTATCGATTTAGTATTAACTAAGATAGCATTAAATTCTACAGAAGATGTTAATTTTATTGAATTACTTACTGTAGATACAGGAGAGATTAAACGTGAGGTAAAAACAACAGCTTATGCTGAAATTGAGAAAACCCTCGCTCGTCGCACATTCGATGAATCTGGTAACTATACTACAAAACCATTTAAGATTGATGTTCGTGAACACAGAAACAATAATCGTGGAGCATGGGTTGCCAACAAAGCATATTTGATCGGTGACGTAGTTACAAATGGAGTTAACATTTATGTTGCCAAAACTTCTTCAACATCTGTAAATATTCCACCAACGCATACTTCTGGGGAATCATATGATGGTGCATCTTCAACTGGTGTTAACTGGGAATATAATTTAAACCCAGCATACAATCGTGGTATCTATACACCAGAAGCTGGTGGTCTTGAAGCTAAACTTGCTATTGGTATGGAGCCAGGAAAGGCATATGTTCAGGGATATGAGATCGAAAAGATCGCCACTGAATATGTTACTGTTCCAAAAGCACGTGATTTTATTCAAACAACTGATACGTATTTAACCACACCAATTGGTAATTTTGTATATGTTACCAATATAAATTCATTACCACCATTTGATTCAACAAGTGGAATGCCATCAGTAACTCTTTACAATAGAGTTACTGCTTCAGTTGGAGTATTACCTTCTGGTGGAACTGCAATAGGTACTGCACGTGTTCGTGGTATTGAATGGGACAGCGGGACTATTGGAACACAGACTGCTGTTTACAAGTTGTATCTATTCGATGTCACCATGACAACTGGATATGAATTCAATAGAGATGTTAAATCATTCTTCTATAGTCGTTCAGATACTAATTTAAACTTTACTGCTGACATAAATGCAATTTCTATTGAGTTAGTTGGTTCTGCAACAACTTACTCTTCATATCCAACTAAAGGTGCTTCTGCCACTTTAGTTGGTATTGGATCTGCATGGAAGGGTGGTACAACTACCAGTCCAGCATTTAAAGTTGGAGATTATGTTTTAATTAATACTACTTCTGGTGATGTTGTTCGCAGAGTAATTACAATTACAAATAATGGATCTATTGCTGTAGATTCTAGTGTAACTGTAGATGGCGGTATTCTTAGACTGATTACAACTAAAGTACAAGAGCCACAAAATAATAGATTAGTTTTCCCACTTCCAAATTACGCAATTAAATCTGTTCGTGACGCTAGTTCAGTTAAACAGATTATTTACTATGGAATGCAATATATTACAGGAACAACAACTTCTGGTTCTGGTGGTTCTTGCACATTAACAATTAATACTGCCGCTGGTGTATTCGCAGATTCCACAGAAACTGATAATTATATTGTGGCATGGTATGATTCTACTTCTGGTGGTACTATTGTAAAACCAACTTCTATTAGTGCTGGTGGTGCTTCTTCTATTACGTTTACTTTACCAGATACATACGCATCAACTAACTTTATTGTCATGGCTACAATTAAGAAAGTTGGTTCTGATGGTGGAGAAAAGACCAAGACACTTACAACGGTAACCCAAACATATACAACACAAGCAGCAGCAACTCGAGCAATTTTATCGCTTGGTAAAGCTGATGTTTTAAGAATTAAATCTATATTAATGGACAGTGGTTCTTTTGCTTCTCCAGCAGGAACATACACTATTGACATTCTTGATCGTTATGATTTCGACAATGGTCAAAGAGATACTCATTACGATCTTGGTCGTTTGTTTTTGAAACATTCATACTCACCTCCATCTGCTCGAATCTCTGTAACCTTTGAACATTTTTCTCACTCATCTGGTGATTACTTCACAGTAAACTCATATCCAGCAACTGTTGCTCTTAAAGATATTCCATCATACAATAGTGTATCACTACGAGATGTATTAGATTTCCGTCCACGTATTGGTGATGCGGGAACAACATTCTCTGGTTCTGGATCATCTTTTGCAATGACACCTAAACGTGGCCAAGATGTCACTGTAGATTATTCTTACTACCTATCACGAAAAGATAAAATCGCTATATCTCCATATGGTTCATTCTTTGCAGTTTCTGGTGTTTCTGCATTAACACCATCAGAGCCAGTTGATCCATCAATTGGTATGGTTCTGTATAAACTTACTCTTGAGCCATACACTTTTGGAACAACAAACGCAAACTTAATTATTGATCAGGTTGATAACAAACGATACACCATGCGTGATATCGGTAAACTTGAAAAACGTATTGATAATCTAGAGTACTATACTTCTTTAACTTTGTTGGAGCAAGAAACAAAGGGACTTACTATCACAGACTCTACTGGTCTTGATAGATTTAAAAATGGTTTCGTTGTGGATGCGTTCACTGGCCATAATGTTGGTAATGTATTATCTCCAGACTACCTATGCTCTGTTGATATGCAGAATGGTGAACTACGTCCATTCTACGTAATGGACAACGTAAATCTTGTTGAGAATTTATCAAACGATGGAGATCGTACAACAGCTGGGTATAAAGTTTATGGCGATGTAATTACACTACCATTAAACGCATCAACTCCACATGTACCATTAGTTACACAACAGTACGCTTCTCGTCTAGAGAATATTAACCCATTCGCTATCTTTACGTTCCTTGGCGATATTCGTTTGAACCCATCTTCTGATGATTGGTTTGAAGTTAATCGTGCTCCAGATATCGTTCGTAACGTAGAAGGTAACTTTAATACTATTGCTGCTCTTGCAACACAAGCTGGTATTCTTGGAACTATCTGGAATGCATGGCAAGTAAACTGGATCGGTCAACCAGTTCCAGTTGGTGGATCTTTAATTCAATATACAACTGGTGATAACTGGGCAAACCAACGTGCGTTGGAACAGGGTGCTACATATATTAATGTGGACCAATTTAACCAGCGTTTTGGCGGTCAAGGGCAAACGGCTCCAGCACGTCAGGTTTATGTTTCCCAATCAGCTCAAACTGGTACTAAATCTAGAACTGGTGTTAAATCAACTCTTGCAGTTCAAATGGAAAGACAAGTTGTTGATGACAAGATAATTTCAACAGCGTTGATTCCTTATATCCGTAGTAGAAACATTCTTGTTCAGGTTAAGAAGCTAAAGCCAAATACAAAATTCTATCCGTATTTTGATAATATCAGTGTAACACCTTATTGCACACCATCTTCATACTTTACATATACACTACCTTCTTTAACATCAACTGATTTTGAAACTGCAAAGAACTCTGGTAGTTTAGCTTCTTCAACTGCTCGTGTTATTAATAATATCTCTGGTGTACTAAGTGCTGATGATGCTGGCAATATGTGTTTGAATGTTGGTGACGTAATTACTGGTGCTACATCAGGTGCAACTGCTGTTGTTGTTGGTAAAGAATATAATGAAGAAAGTGGAATCAGAATTCTTCATGTAATGAATATTAAAGGTACATTTAGTATTTCTGAACAAATCGCTGGTTCAATCTCTGGTGCTGTTGGTACTTTAACTGCCAAAGAAAATAATAAGTCTCAGGGTGCTAATCTTGTGACTAACTCTATCGGTGATTTAAACTTCATCTATCATATTCCAAATACTAGTTCTATTAACTTTAGAACTGGTACTCGTGAATTTAAATTGCTTGACGTAAGCACTGTTGATGGTCAACAATCATCTTCTGCTAAAACTCAATATGAAGCAACTGGTATCTTAGAGACAAAACAACAAACTGTTCTTTCAATCCGCAATGCTCATATTATCCAAGAAATTATTGCAGAGAATGATACTATTACTCGCACTCTTGAACGTGTTGAACGTGATACTGGATGGTATGATCCATTGGCTCAAACATTCTTGGTGCAAAATGAAGGTGGTG